TAGTCCAGTGATTGATGGCTCTACCCGAAGGATGTTGACACTTGGAGTTTGGATTGGAGTAGAACTAACACCAATAACACTGGAACTTGGGATGGGGATGCAAATCTTGCTCATCGGGTTACCTCTGGGGAAATTATTACGTTACCTTGAAGAATGCGGGTTGTGACGGCCCCGTTGTAAAGCTCAAGGTCATATACGGCTTTATCACAGACCGAGAGCGATGCCGTGTCAGACGCCGATATAGTAAGCCTAATAGATCCAGTAGCTTCATTCAAAACAATTCTACCATTAGCTGTAGACAATTCAAGAATTAGTGCTTTGGATTCGGGCTTTGACCGAATGTGCATCTTGGCCGTAAATCCCGTAAGATCCACGGGAGCCGAGGGTTCCCCAGTCTCATAGAATAAAGTTTGATTGAAGGTTGCCCCCTGAAATATGCAGATATCAGCTTCGGCAATCGGTAGTTGAGCCATAAATGGCAAATAGAATCTACCAATTCTTCCTTATAGTCAAGGCTTGTTTGAGTTTTTTAAACGTCTCTTTGTTGAGCCGTTTCTTTTCCTCAATCGCCTCACTGCCCGCCATGGCTCCGAATACCTTACGGGCCACAAATAATCCTACTGCAAATGAATCAAACAGGTCGGGAGATTTTCCGATCCTCTTTTTCATATCGGTCTTAGACTCAATGATAATCTTGCGGGTTCGGCGCACATACTTTCTCTGAGTCATCTCCCATGCCAGATCGGGAGTTATTCCTTTAAGTTGTTCGCACTCTAGAAAGTAACGGGCGGCAAAGCAGAGTTCAGAAGCCATGTTGTGGAACAATTCCTTGCCGACTTGTGGCTTTCCAGTGGCTTCGTTCCTCATGGCGTATTGGGCGCTGACAGGAAGGTCGGAAGCCGCCCCTGCAAAACTTACTGCATGCCAACCTTTTAGGAGTTCTCGTTCTCCGATTGACCAGAAGATACCGCCAGCCGAAGCATCCACCCCCATCCATTGATTCGGAATTCCTAATTTAAGGGACAGATCGTGAATTTGCTGGATCATCTCGTATTGAAAATCCTCCTGAGACCCAGCCCTTCGGTTAAGGACATACTGTTTTTCGACAGCTATCGCCCATTTCCCAGTGATTAGCTTCCCATACTTAAGATGGGTAAAGACAAAGCGATCACCGCCTTCGGTGTAACTTGGATCAATCCCTGCAATATCTTTCGGGGTTCCGTCCCAGATTGGCTTATCCAGTGCCCCATGGCGGGCCAGCAGGATGTCCGAGACAATTGTGGAATCGTCAGCGTCAGCAGGGGGCCAGAACCCCCTAAACTTTCTCCAATACTGTGGATTGAGTTCTCCGAGTTCTTTTCGGGCTAAGGCCACATCGTTGGGCTTGGGAAGGAATGGGTAGCGCAGTCCCTTGCCCGCATCGAACGATTGTTGGTTCGGGTTGTCGTTTTCAGAATCAAACCTGATACATACTCCCTCAATGCCCGCTACCCGTATCTTCCAGTTTGGGGTATTCTCATCCACGCTCATCCACCCCTTGATGGGTTCGCAGAATTTTCCGTGGGGATCAAAAATGGATGATGGGTTGCCAGCGCCGACGATGTAAAGTTCTTGCGCCCCCTTGAATCCCCACACGGCTTGTGAAATCACGGAAGGCGAACAGTCCTGTAACTCATCGATTATCAACACGATACGACGATTCTTCTTACCTTGAAGTCGCTTTTGAGCGTCATCTTTGTATTCGTCACCCGCCGCTAGGAGCATGATAGAAGACGCATCACTTACCCCTGTTTCTGGGTCGATAATGGCCCCCTCTTCGTCTGAGAGCTTGATGATATCCATAGACTCAATAAGCCTACCAGAGGCCAATCCCATGTTTCGGGCCTCGCGATACATCTTGACCAGTGCCGCCCAGATACGCTGTTTAGCGTCAATCTTGGACGTAGAGACCACAATGGTCATTGTATTGATCGGGTCGCAGAACCAGTTAACCAACGCAAACGCCGCCATCCCGTAGGACTTTCCAGAGTCAGTGCCACCAGCGAGACCAGTAACACTTCGGACAAATCGGTTTCCAGTGACTTCGTCTACTTCGTGAACAGTGTTACAGAACGCCTGTGCGCTGAGTTCTGCCCACCTATGCCACTGGAAGGTTGGCCAGATTGCCGAAACGATATTTCGGTAATGGCGGGCTTTTCCGAGCCCACCTTCTTCGGGAGTAAGCCCCTGCAAGAAGGCGTCCATCTCAATGCGGATTGGCGTAATCGCCTGTCCGTCTTTGGGTAACCACAACCTCCCGTATTTCTCTATCCCTTGATCAACTGTTGCCATTTATGAAATTTATACTAAACTAATCTGGATGGAGAAAAAGCGCAAGAGCGGAGAACGGGATTGGGACGCGCCCGAAAACCGTATTAAAAAACAGAATGCATTTCGGCTCTATGCTGCTGGTAGGGATTTGCCAGAAGTAATGAAGGCTTTGGACACCAAGCACAAGCCCACTCTTGAGAAGATGATCTATAGCGAGAAATGGGACGAATACACCAAGATCTGGCAGGAAAATCCCGAAGCAGAGAACCTCTACCCTTGGGATAAAGAGCGTCCCGTAGCCCTAGTTGCTCCTCCCGCCAGAATGGAGGAGATGGATAAAAAACGCAGGCTTGAGTGCATTAAGGGGTTCTCCATGTATTGTTCGGGACGCACCCTGCGGGATATTGCCGAGGAACTAAAGGTTAGTGAATCTACCATTTGCCTGTGGCGGGACACCCAGCGTTGGATTCAGTGCCGCGAACGTCTGGTCAACGAGCAATCTCCAGCCCCTTGGGAAGATGACGGAGTTCCTTCCGTAATGTCGGAAATCACGGCGTCTCTGGAAACCATGAAGAAATCGATTAAATTTTTGACTGGTAAGGTATTAGTCAAGGCCGCTGATGCCGCGCAAGACCTAGATGGCATGGAGGCTCTTGGTATGATGAGGAATATCAAGCAGTTGGCAGAAGCTGCCGCCATCAACTTTTCTGAGGGCAATAATCAGCAGAATGCAATTCAGATTAATATTGCTACCAAGTTGGAATCCATGAAGATTCCCGAAAACAACACTTATGAAGCGGAGTTAGTTGTCAATGAATGAAGCGCCAAAATTTTGCTACGAGAGAAAATCAAGTGTTCCCCCGCAGGGATGGTGGGTAAATTGTCCAATTGTAAACGAGCCTGTTCGTGGAGGCGATTGGCATGACATGGTTGCGAATTGCGAAAAGCTTTTAATCTCCAAGGGTATTACCCCGCCCGTGGATCTTGTATCACAAATAGAACACAATCTTTGTGACAGAATGGCTGGCAATGAAAACTGTGTGCCATGCACCCAAGAAAAACAAACTTTGGGATTTTCTCAAATTGTCCGTTGGGTCAAGGCAATGTATCACTTTGCCAAAGACAACAAGTTCCAGTTAGTTGATCAAGAGGAGGCGGAACGGAGAGCTAAAATTTGTGCGGCCTGTCCACATCAAATTGCTACTTCTGGCTGTTGGGGATGCAAGGGTATTGCTGGAATGCTACCCCATATTGCGGGAGCAAAAACAACATCTTATGACCAGCAGCTTAAAGCCTGTGGAATTTGTGGATGCTATAATGCGGTCTCCGTCCATCTTCCAGTTGACGCACAAGGTGGAGAAGGGTTGAACTTCCCAGCCTTTTGCTGGAAGGCTACGCCACCTCAAATCGGGTAATCGCCTTGTTGAAGCTCATGTTGGCCACACCTGTCGGGCCGTCCCGATGCTTGCCGACAATAAACTCCATGGTAGGATTCTGCTCATGGTCTTGGGCGTCTTCGCTGTGAAGCATGATGACAATGTCTGAATCCTGTTCAATGGCCCCAGATCCCTTGAGGTCTGAAAGGCTGGGGCGTCCTCCACGCTTGTCTGGATCACGGTTGAGTTGAGCCAGTACCAGAACAGGAACCTTGAGAGTCTTGGCAAGATCCTTAATGCCACCGCTAATCTCCTCCACCTCGCATACGCGATTGTCTTTTCCGCGCTTACTATCGCCCTTAACCAACTGGAGGTAGTCAATAATGATGAGGTCTAGCGGCGTCCGCTGGTGGGCACGGCGGGCCACCGCCTTGAGATAGCCGATAGATTTGGCCGAGCTATCATCGCAGATGATTTCGGATGCTTGGATTTCCTGCACGGCCCTTCCAAGGGATTGTTTCTGATGCGGAGTCACCCGACCAGATAGAATGTCAGCAGCACCCACACGCGCCCGCGAGCGGATCATGCGCTCCATGAGGGCAACACTGGTCATCTCCAAAGAGAAGATCAAGACCCGCTTCTTTTGGTTAAGCGCCACGTTTTCGGCAATCTGAAGGGCGCTGGCCGTCTTACCAACTGCTGGTCTCGCAGCCAATACAATCATATCTCCACCGCGCAAGCCAAACATGAGAAGATCATCAAGAGGTGTAATACCTGTGCGAATGCCGATACAGGGTTTTCCAGCAATCGTGGATTCGATGTTCTGGGCAGCGCGATCCAAAGCATTGTTGATGGATAGTTTACTGCCATCATCCATCTCGTAATCAGCCCGCATGACAGTGGTCTCTGACCAGTTCTTGAGTTCCTCAATTTTGAGTTCGCGGTCACGGGCCTTGTGAACCATGTCGTTGGCCAAGTATTCCAAAGACCTTCTGTAGCGGGCTTCTTCCAGTTTGGGGTAGTAACGCTTCCAGTTGTTATGGGCTACACATGAAGTCGCAACCTCTGTAATCTTTTGTTCACCCCCGACGATATCGTATTCGTTGGCAGCTTCGATCTCTCCTTTGACATTAATGATGTCTGCCTGCATCCCTTTGGCGATACAGCGCATGACTGCCCGAAAGATGATCTTGTTCTCCTGAAGGTAAAAGTGATCTTCCTTTATGGATAAAAGGATCTCACGCTGATCCTCTGACGGAGCATGGCAGAGGCAGGAAAGGATGGCGGTTTCGGCGGATGGCTCAAAGATGACTTCTTGCATAGAAAGCGTTAGACAGCCTCTTGGGCCTTTCGTTCACGCTTTCTTTGCAAAATTTCCATCATGGATTGCCTGCGGCGTTCGCGCTCTTCTTCAGAGATAACCCGCTTTTTCTTGGTTTTTTTGGGCGGTTTACGCACCACTTTAGATGCTTTGTTACAAACTGTAGGACTTTGTACATCATTGTTGACGCTTTGCACTAATTCCATCGAATTCGATGGCATTGGAAATCCTTCTTGTGCCATTTTGTGGAGGGATCCGTCTTTACACCCGTGGATGACCACTGCTTGGCTGGAAATGATTCTGTCTGGGCAAGTAACACCCTGAACTGCTTGGGCTTCGGGGTCTTCAGCGTAGAAAACAATTTTCCCATCCTTCCACTGGTAGTTCACGCTTTTCCAGTAGGTTCGGATAAGGGGTGTATCGCGGCCAATCTCCATAAAGTTCCATCGGCAACGAACATCCCAAGGCTCTGGAACGTTTCCCGATTCCCTATAGGCCAAATTGTAAGTTGATAAAGATTGGGCTGAAGGGCAGAAGTCCAAGAAATTAGGAGGGTAGACCGCGCTTCCAACGATCATCTTGTAGATGTTTTTACCATTGGATGCCATGCCGCCTTCGTAGAGATGGCCAAGGATACCGACTTTTTTGTGGTATTCGGCGTCGAGATCGTCAGCCCACCCCTCTTTCATGGGAACACAATCTGGCTCCCAAAAGTAGAAAGGAACATTGGTTGAATACATGGCTGCGGCAACATCGGCAAACATCTGGTTGGGGCCAAGAGGCCAGCCGTCAAACCCGTCTTGAACAAACAACTGGTCTACTTCGGGAAAGCTCTTCTTTAGTTCGTGGATGATATCAGAAGCTCCAGATGTATCCTTCGTGCAGCATAAAGTCGCCTTATGTCGCATGTTGATGCCAAAAGCTGTAATCGCCTTGGCCGACTCCATGGCTAATTCGGCGTCCCCGTTATGATAAGCAAAGGCAATATTCACTGTGCGTCAAAATTAAGCGGCCAGCTTGGGTGGATGGGATCTTCCAGCCTCACCCTAACGTTTTTGTAGCCATGGGCCACAAGCCTTTGGGCTTCTTGGTTGGCCTCCTCTTTACTCATGCCAAACCTGTCCAGTTCCACAACTTTCTCTCCGTGGCACACAATGTAAGTTTTATTACTTTCGCTCATTTTTTCTTTTTTTTCTCTGATTGATTGATGTATTTTTGAAAAGATTCGGCGCAATCTCTGGCCATCTCGATTTCTGATTCTGGGTCAAAGAAGTAACCGCCACGTTCAGCGAACAGCGTTTCCATTGGCATGGGGGTTCCTCTACGAAACCGTGGGCCAACCACGAATGGGGAGACGGAGTCTTCATTGATTACTGTAAGAACTACTTTGAATCGGGCCATGGACTCCAATACTTAATCACACGTTCAAGGATGTGTCCAATCCCGCTCCATCCATGGTGGGGGTGGTAGTGGCAGGCCCACCTCAATGGAGGGTTTGACTCGTCGTTTTTGATGAGATAGATTCCCTCTGCATCAGGTTTTATATTATTGTAATCGTTCCAAGTGATCATAGTAGGTATGACAAGAAAAACTCCACTTCGTTCAAAAACCCCACTTAAACGCAGTGGAAGGTTGCGGAGCGCATCCCCCAAACGCCAGCGTGAGTACAATGAGTATGCAAAGGTGAAGAAAGCTTACTTGGCACTGCATCCCGTATGCGAGAAATGCAAGAAGGCGAAGAGTCAGGACATCCATCATAAGGCGGGAAGGGTTGGACACTACCTTTGTGACTACAGTCTTTTTGCCGCGCTTTGCCGATTGTGCCATGATTGGTGCCACGCTAACGGGCGGGAAGCCCGCAAGCAAGGATGGATTATTGATACAGTTCATGTTCCTCAGTATCTGGCGGAAGAGCCTTCAGAAGCTCAATCTCATAGCCAAAGTCAGGCTCATACTGCCGAATAATCGGATTCCAGACCCTACCCTTGGGGGCTGTCCAGTTGCGGAAGGCGTCCACGGCATTGACCCAACTAGTCTCCAAAGGAGCATTCCACTCATGTTCTGGGGGGAAGTTCCAAGGATAGGGTCGGGGTGGATAGGAAACACAACCACTTGTAATAAGTAATGCTATTACTATCCCTGCTCTTTGAAGTCGTAGAACCATAGTTCCTCCTCGCTTTCGCTAACCCAGCGGCTTCCTGTATGCTCGCAGCTAAACTCTTGGCTAAACACTCTCCAATCTGGTTTCTTCGGGAACTGCTTGGCAATAAATGATCCACCATCCATCCACAGCACACGATTGTTGGGTTGGATAAAGTATTGCCCATCGCCCGAAAACACATGACCGCACTTGTGGCCTGCTGCCATCTCGCCGTAGCCAGAGGTATAATGAGGCCCGAAACACCAGTCCAGCGTAAACATGTATTTTCCCTTTTCAAAGGTTTTGTTCTTCAACATGATGTTTGCTGCGCGGTTTTTGCAATAATCGTGCATCGTAACGCTACAATAGTAGCTCATAGAGTCCCAGAGTTGTATCCAGTCCAAGGGATAAGATGTGCCTCCAGTCTCATCAGTATGAAGGTAATGGATCGGGACACGGGCATGCTGGCTTCCGTATTCAGTCATTACACTAAACAACCCACACCGTTGGGGGATCGAGGTGAAAGCAAATACCTCGACCAGTTGTCTCTCCCTGCTAACACAGGGTTCAAGATCATAGAAAAACCCCTCATCAACAAAAGCAAAGAATGTGGGGATATTGACGTTGAGATAGTTACTCATTGGTCGGCAATTTTACGCAAGAGCCTTGTCTGCTCGCGCAGTTCATAAAGTTGATTGTTGGCTGTAATCTCCGCGCTCATGCGGGCGTTTGATTCCGCTAACTCCGCATTGATGCGGCGAAGAGTCGAAAGATAGGTATCTTCTTTTGGTTTAACATCCACAGATCCGCTTATGACCTGTATCCGCCCCGAATCCAAATCATAGACCGTACCCGAAAAGCTACCGTCTTGTGCCTGAATATTAGCTGTTAGTAGTAATACTATTAGTAGTGGTTTCATAAAGAGATTGGAAGCGGGGTGGCGCGACTTCATTGACCCCCCGATCTTTGAAGCCTTCGCATTTTCATGCCGAGTCTCCCCGCCTCCAAAAGTGTTCATGCATACATAGACCACAGCCCCCTTGGGGCGTTCAATGTTTTTTCTTTTTTTTCTTTGGGGGTATTCGGCGGGCTAAAGCCGTGCGCCCGCCTATATAGCGGCTCTCTTTCGCTTGAACCCCGAACGCCGCCGTCATTGGATTAATAATTCCTTGAGCTAGATCCGACCGATTGACTACACCTCGCCCCCGCAGGGGCAAAGGCATAGTCAAAATTGGATTCTCATTCCTATGAGTGAGTCCTCCGCTTTATTCCACAGATTGCGATCTAGGCTCCGAAGCCGCTA